TGGGGAAACTATAAAAGGTCCAGCATTTGAACCAGTATTCATAACTAATTACGACGAGTTCCAAGCATATTTTGGAGGAACTGAACCCGTTAAGTTTTATAACACACAAATTCCAAAATATGAAGCGGCATACATTGCTAAGTCATACTTGCAACAATCAAATCAATTGTTTGTAACAAGAGTATTGGGTTTGTCAGGTTATGATGCGGGTCCATCTTGGAGTTTACAAGTAACTGCCAACGTTGACCCAACAACAATTGGACTTAATGGTGTTGAAACAACTTTCACAGCTACATTCTCAGGAACACAATCAGGTAATACGATTGATTTTATTGGAGGAGCACTACCAGTTCAGGTTCAAGAAAACTTGAATATTCAATATAGAAAAAATGATGGTAGTGTATCAACATTCCAAAATGATTTCAATTCTTATTTAGGTGCAATTATTGACACACCATCAACTTCTGCAACAACTGTTGTGGTATACGGTGGTCTTCCTGAAAATGATTATTATGATATTACAAGTGAGTTTTCAACATTAATTAATCCATTTGTTTGTGATAATAATTTAGCAACAAATGACTTGTCTGCAGGTTCAAACGATTCTTGGTATTATTCAAACTTTGATATTTTAAGTGGAGATGCTTATACAGGATTTTCATTTTACTATTCCGTTGATACTTTAACATCTGGTGTTACTGGTGATTTTACAGGAACTATTACCGGTGTTACATATAACTTTACAGGTACTGCTTATACAGAATTTAATAACATGGTAATCGCAACACTTCGTTCAAGAGGGGTTTCATTATACGCTAACAGTGCTGACAGTATCGAACATGGTCCAATTTATCAAGTGGGTATTGACTATAATAATAGTAACGCTTGGGCTCCAAACAATCTTCAAATTGTTTGTACTGACCAATATTCAGGTATTACAAAATCACCTTACGCAACATTCTTACTTTCAGGTGTAACTAAAGATGGTGATGCTTTCTCTTTGGAAACTTCGTTATTAGCATCTTCTGCAAAATATTTAACAAAAGTTTTAGGTGTAGATAACTTTGGTAAATCAAGATTTGAAGTTCCTATTTTTGTTGAGGAGGCTTATCAAGGTTCTTTAGATTACGCATATAATCAAGGTTACATCCGTGGTTTGTCTTGTAATTTAATTGCATTACCTGACGCAAGAAGTGAATCTTCAACATCAATTGCTTGGAATTTAGAAAAATATCAATCCCCTGAAACTCCTTTCTTGGTTTCAGAGTTGAGAGGTAATAAAGTTTATAAATTATTTAAATTTATTTCAATATCTGATGGAGATGCTGCTAACACTGAAATTAAAGTGTCTATTGCTAACTTATCTTTTAACAATATGTCTTTTGATGTATTGATTAGAAATTTCTTTGATACAGATGCAAATCCTGTTGTTATTGAAAAATTCACAAACTGTAATATGGACCCGGGTTCTAACAACTTCGTTGCTAAAAAGATTGGTTCTTCAAACGGTGAATTTGCATTAATTTCAAAATATGTGATGCTTGAATTAGCAGATGAATACCCAATAGATGCACTTCCTTGTGGTTTCTATGGTTATACTCAAAGAGAGTATTTAGACTATGATTCATTCCCTTCACCATATCCAAAATTCAAAACAAAATATTACTACCCAGGTGAAGTTATTTATAACCCACCTTTTGGTTCAACTGTTGGAGGTTCTAACGCTGTGGAATCAGGTGGAGATATTATAAGAAGAAGTTACTTAGGATTTTCAACACAATTTGGTATTGATGAATCATTCTTAACTTATAAAGGTAAACAAAACCCACAAGCTAACTGGGCACTTGCAACTGACTCTACTCCTTGGAATATTTTAAGTAAAGGTTTCCACATGGACTCAGGTGCAACAGTTGTTACAATTGCTAATACTTACATGTCAAGTGGACAAACAGCATTTGAATGTGGTACTGCAGAATTTAGAGCTGACCCTGAAACTCAAGATAATCCATACTATTTCATTTATTCAAGAAAATATACTGTATGTTTTGCTGGTGGATTTGACGGTTGGGACATCTACAGAGAGTGGAGAACAAACCAAGATAGATTCCAATTAGGTTCTTCAGGTTACTTAGCGGGTGCTGCGGCATCATCAAGATACCCTACAGCTACGGGTGACGGTTTATTCAAAAGAATTGTGGTTCAAAACAATACACAAGATTTTGCAAACACTGACTACTACGCTTACTTATTAGGTATCTTAACATTTGCAAACCCTGAAGCAACTAACATTAACGTATTTGCAAGTGCAAGTATTGACTATGTTAACAACTCAAACCTTGTGGAAGAAGCAATCGACATGGTTCAATATTCAAGAGCGGATTCAGTTTATATCTGTACAACTCCTGACTATAACATGTATACACCAGATTCAACAAACTCTTTGGATATCATTTATTCACAAGAAGCGGTTGATAACTTGGATAACACAGGTATCGATTCTAATTATACTGCTACTTACTATCCTTGGATTTTAACAAGAGATACTGTAAACAATACTCAAATTTACTTACCACCAACTGGTGAAGTTTGTAGAAATTTAGCGTTGACAGATAACATTTCATTCCCATGGTTCGCATCGGCGGGTTACACAAGAGGTCTTGTTAATTCAATCAAAGCTAGACAAAAACTTACACAACAAGATAGAGATACGTTGTATCAAGGTAGAATTAACCCTATCGCTACTTTCTCTGATGTTGGAACCGTAATTTGGGGTAACAAAACTTTACAAGTTGCTGACACAGCTCTTAACAGATTAAACGTGAGAAGATTGTTACTTCAAGCTCGTAAATTGATTTCAGCTGTGGCAATTAGATTGTTGTTCGAACAAAACGACCAATTAGTTAGACAACAATTCTTGGATAGTGTTAACCCTATCTTGGATTCAATCAGAAGAGACAGAGGTTTATACGATTTCCGTGTAACAGTTTCTTCATCACCTGAAGATTTAGATAGAAATACTTTAACAGGTAAAATCTACTTAAAACCTACGAAGGCATTAGAATTCATCGACATCGAATTCTTTATCACTCCAACAGGAGCTTCGTTTGAAAATATCTAATAATTTTATGGGGGTACATAAGTACCCCCTATTAGCCGAACATGAGACAAAGATTAAAAGAAGGGTTCAAAGGAGAAGGTACTCCAGACATGAAATATTATGCGTTTGATTGGGATGATAACATTGTTCACATGCCAACAAAGATAGTATTAAAAACTGAAGATGGTGATGAAGTTGGTATGAGTACTGATGATTTTGCTGAATACAGAAGTGAGATTGGAAAAAAACCTTTTAAATATAAAGGTCAAACAATTGTTGGTTTTGCTGAAGAACCTTTTAGAAACTTTAGAACTGAGGGAGATAAAGACTTTTTAGTTGATGCTATGAGGGCTAAACTTGGTCCGGCATTTAATGATTTTAAAGAAGCAATCAATAATGGTTCTATTTTTTCAATCATTACAGCTAGAGGTCATAACCCCAACACTTTAAAACAAGCCGTTTACAATTATATTATTCACGGATTTCACGGTATAAGTAAAGACCAACTAATTAAAAACTTAAAAAAATACAGAACGTTTGTAGATGAGGACGACATGAGTGATGATGAGTTAATTAAGTCATACTTGGAACTTTGTAAATTTCACCCCGTGTCTTTTGGTGACGAACAAGGTGCGACCAATCCTGAAGAAGCAAAAGTTCGTGCGATGGAAGAATTTGTATCTTACATAAAAGCCATGGCAGGAGTATTACATAAGAAGGCTTATATTAAAAATAAAATATCAAATGAATTTGTACCAGAGCAACCAGTTATTGGATTTTCAGATGATGATATTAAGAATGTAGAAGTAATGAGTAAGCATTTTAAAAATAAACCAGATAATATAGTTAAGACTTATTCTACTGCTGGAGGCACTAAGAAAGAATATAAATAAAGAATAATCTCACCAAAAACAAAGTAAAGAGAAAAATTTTTTAACAAGACTATATTTATAGATATAAACAACAAAACAAAAACAAATTTAAAATAACATGGCTGATTTATTAATGAAAATGCCGATACCTTACGAACCAAAACGTCAGAACCGTTTTATCTTAAGGTTTCCATCGAGTTTGGGTATCAACGAATGGTTCGTAGAATCTACGGCTAGACCACATATCCAAATTAACGCGACTGAAATTCAATTCCTAAACACATCAACATATGTTGCTGGTAGATTTACTTGGCAAACAATTCCTGTTACATTTAGAGACCCTATTGGACCTTCAGCGGCTCAGGCTCTTATGGAGTGGGTTCGTTTACATGCTGAATCAGTAACAGGTCGTATGGGTTATGCTGCGGGATATAAAAAAGACATCGACCTTGAAATGTTGGACCCAACAGGGGTGGTTGTGGAAAAATGGATTCTTTATGGAACTTTCTTACAAGATGTTAACTTTAACACTTTGGACTATAAATCAGATGCATTAGCTACAATCGCAGCGACTTTAAGAATGGATAGATGTGTGTTAGTATACTAATCCTATTTACAAATTTTATTATTTAATTATATTTAACCGTAAAGCATAAACTTTACGGTTATTTTTTTTATATGGAAACACAGTCAAACGACCACGGTCAACAAAATTTTACACTACCACACGATGTGGTACCATTACCTTCACAAGGAATTTTTTATAAAAACAAGAAAAAATCAATCAAGGTTGGTTATCTTACAGCATCAGATGAAAACATTTTGATGGGGGGAGGAGATGATTTAACACTTAATTTGTTAAGGGCAAAAATCTACGAACCAGATATCAAAGTTGATGATTTGTTAGAAGGTGATATTGAAGCGGTACTAATCTTTTTAAGAAATACAGCTTTTGGTCCCGATATTAATTTAAATTTGATAGACCCCTCCACTAAAAAACAATTCCAAACAACAGTTAGATTGGATGAATTATCTATTATTAGTGGACAACAACCAAACGAAGACGGAACATTTGTTCTTACTTTACCAAAATCTCAATCAACTATTAAAATAAAACCTTTAACTTATGGTGAGATTATGGAAATTGGTAAACTATCTGATAGCTATCCCCAAGGAAGAGTTGTACCTAAAATCACATGGAGATTGCAAAAAGAAATTGTTGAAATCGATGGGTCAACTGATAAGGCGATGATTGCAAAAGCAATTGAATCGATGCCAATTGCGGATTCAAAATACATCAGAAAATTTATGGAAGAAAACGAACCACGATTAGATATGAACAGAACTTTACTAGCCCCTTCAGGAGAAAAACTAACAGTCAATGTTGGGTTTGGGGTAGACTTTTTTCGCCCTTTCTTCTGATTATAGAAAAAATCAAATAGATGAGTTCTATTATCTAAACACTTTATTGAACGTAACCTATCAAGATTTTGAACGAATGCCAATATTTGTTCGAAAATATTTGTTGGATAAATGGATTGAAGACCATAAGAAGGACTAAAAAAATAGTCCTTCTTCTATTTATATGTAATATCAAATTAAATTATGGCGGACCCACAAGATAACAGTGACAAAAAGGCGGTAAAGGAAACCATTGAAACCTTTGAGCAACTTACCACCCCCATAAAGGCGGCTGCGGACGCTTTGAATATTTTAGTTAAAGAGTCTGAAAGTTTAAATAAAAACTTTGGTTTAGCTCGTTCCAGAATTGTAGAAATGCAAAAAGCCATTGCAGATTCTGCAAGAGGTGTCATTTCTTTGGGGGGTAAAATTTCTGATGCTACAGCAACAATTGAAAAAATTGCTGCGGGTTCAAGAAGAAACTTAATTGCAAATGAAGAGACCGTAGCACAGTTATATGCAGCAAATAAGGTTTTAAGTATTGATGCTCAAACTTTAGTTGAAAAATTTGGGAGTGTTGGTTACGAGGCATCACAAATTGGTGAAAATTTACAAGAGTCAATTAGAAAAGTTCAAGGTCTTGGATTAAACGCCTCTGTCATAATGAAAGATGTTGCCAACAACATGGAAGTTATGAACCGATTCCAATTTGAGGGAGGAGTTCAAGGATTAACCAAAATGGCGGCTCAAGCATCTATGTTAAGGTTTGATATGAAACAAACTTTTGACTTAGCCAATAGAGTGTTGAATCCTGAAGGTGCAATTGAAATCGCATCCGCATTCCAAAGATTAGGAGTTTCTGTTGGAAATTTAGCTGACCCGTTTGCTTTAATGAACCAATCAATTACGGACCCTTCAGGTTTACAAAATAGTTTGGCGGAAGTTGCAAAAACATTCACATACTTTGATGAAGAAACAAAATCATTTAAAATCAATCCCCAAGGAGTTTTAACACTTAAAGCATTAGAAGACCAAACTCATGTAAGTGCGACTGAAATGTCTAAAATGGGTTTAGCTGCGGCTGAATTGGATAGAAGATTATCAGACGTTAGTCTTGCTGGTTTAAAATTTGAAAATGAAGACGACAAACAATATTTGGCTAACATTGCCAAAATGGGTAAAGGCGGAAAATATGAGGTTGAATTAAAAGACGGTACCAAAAAAGAACTACAAAATCTTAATCAAGAAGAGTTTGATGAATTAATTGAACAACAAAAGAATGCTCCAAAAACTATGGAGGATATTGCTAAAAGTCAATTAAATGTTATGGAAGAGGTTGCATATAATACAAAGGCAACTCTTGATGCGTTGTTATATGGAACAATGTCAAACCAACCAACATTAACAAACCTTGAAGGTGTTGGTAATGTGAGTAGAAATATTAGTCGTGAATACTCAAGAAATACTGCGGACTACACAGAAAACGCAAGAGAAAAAACAACTGACATTATGAGGGATGTAGCTAAATTATTTGAAGAGAAAGAATCAGGTAAAATTAGCTCCAAAAAATTTGAAGAAAGTTTAGAAAAGTTTGTTAAAAAAATTGAAGATGAAGGTACTGGTACTGGTAAAAGAATGCTCGACGACGTAATTAAAAGTGTTGTTCAAGGTACTCAAAAATCAAAAGGAGGAAGCGCTGTTGAAAGGAAACTTCAAGATACATTTAAAATGTATTCAGGAAATAAAACTTTAACAGAAATGATTGGAAACGCAGACCAAAACCCTACATCAAACAATCCCGTTAAAGGAAGTCTCTTAACAAGACAAACAAACATGACCAACCCACCAACATCTAGAACACAAATGACAAGACAAATGTCTTCACAAGTTGATTTTGGTGGTACAATTACAATCAAAGTAGATGCCCCTCCTGGTGTTAGTGAACAACAATTCAAAACATATTTTGAGTCTGAGGAATTCAAAAAGAAAATATATGAATATTATAACCAAAAGGCCAAAGAATTGGAAAAACCTTAAATGATAAATAAAAAAAACACATCAACCTATTTATTAATAAACGCATAAATGGGTAGTCCATTAGATTATATTAATACCGATAGTTTCAGACAGAAACTTATTAAAAGAAATTTAGTACCTTATGCTAAATCGCCTAACCCTGCAACGCCACCAACCACATTTGAAATAACACAATCTGACTTGGCGGTTGTTGATAGTCCTGATTTTTTAATTGACACACCAATTTTTGCCAACTCAAAAATGTACCCATTAAACAAGTGGGGTAGTGATGGTGGATACAAACAAGCACCTGATATAAGTGGTAATTTAAACACAACATCAAATCAAGGTGAGTACGGACCAGGTCAACAAGATGCACATATTTTAGATGAAGCTCAAATTGCGGCCAAAAAAGGTTTTGGTACTATTGCACCTGCTTGGCAACCATTAAACGCTTATGGTAATGGGGGTTTACAACAATTAGATAGTGGACAACTAATTGAAACTTTTGATACAATATCAACACCAAATCCAAATGTTGGAGGTGCTAGAAATTTATACAACAACCAACCTTACCCAAGTACCTTTACACCTTCGTCATATTCTCCTGTATCAATTTTATTATCAAAAGACCCACAAGGTAATAATGGATTATTAAGTTCGGATTCGTTTATTGCTCGATTAGGTGCGTACAATCTTAAAGCCGATTTTGAAGATAGAGTAGGTAGAGAAATTATTAGAAATACTATTGGTAGAGCGAACATTTTAAACATAAATGGTGCAACCAATTTAGTTAACATTTTAACAGGTACAGTTCCAATCATAGAACCTAACTACACTATTACTGTACCATCAAATCCTATTCTTGCTGCCACCGATTTTGCATTAAGATTAGCAGGAAATATCCTTCCTGTATCTGAAATACCAGGTTCGTATTGGGACCCAAATATTAACCCACCACAACCAACAACAATTCAACAAGCTTTATTGGGTAACCCACTTTCAACTCTTGGTAAATTTGTAAATAAGTTACTTGGAGCTAATAAAACTGGTTCTCAAATATTTTTTAACAATACAGGTCAAGGACAAAAATCTATTTTATTTAAGAACATTAATTTTAATAGATACAAACCTAGTTATGACAGAACATTCTTGGACCGACTTGGTGGTGCAATTGTAGGTACAAATACAAACAATGCAAACTTTTATGTTGGTTCAGTAACTTCAGACCCCTCAAGAGTATTTTCACCATCAGGTGCTTTACCAAATGACGCGTTTGGGAATGAGTTACAGAGTCCTGTATTTGGCCCACAAGAGTTAGCTCAACTATATGAAGGTCCGAGTAAAGAAATCAGATTAGGTGCTAACGGTCCTACATATAGTAATGGTGGTGGTGTTGAAGGTGGACTTACATGGGTGTCTCCAAAGTATAAAGGGAATGCTGGTAAGAAAGTAGGTATTGGTGGATTAGTTACAAATCAAGACTCAGACTTTAAACCGTCATCATATAATTCAACAGAATCAACAGAAAGAACTTTTAAAGAAGGTTCAATCCTTGATGACACACAAAGAATTATTAATAGCCAACCACAAGGTGGTAAAAGATTACAACACGTAGGAAATGCAATTGACCAAGTAAGTAAAGTATTTAACGACGGATATAAAGAAATGACCAAAGGTTCAAGAGTGTTAACATATGTTGGTGCTATCGGACAAGAAGTTGGTAGTGAGTATTGTAGAGTATTTGCTAAAGATATCCCATATTTGCAATATAATGATTTACAAAAACAAGATGGTATTACAACTGAAGGTAGAAGATTTTCTTATTCTGTTTTAGATAAAACATATAACTTAAACATTGCACCAAACAAACAAGAAGGTGGTCAAGATTCCACTAACTTGATTGGAAGTACAAACACGGCATATGCTAAAAAATATATGTTCTCTTTGGAGAACTTAGCGTGGAGAACTTCAAACACACCTGGTTTTTCAGTTGCTGATTTACCAGTATGTGAAAGAGGTCCTAATGGTGGTAGGGTTATGTGGTTCCCACCATATGATTTGAAATTTGGTGAAAGCACAAGTTCAAGTTGGAATCAAACAGAATTTTTAGGAAGACCCGAACCAATTTACACTTACAAAAGCACAAGTAGAACTGGTAGTTTATCTTGGAAGATTGTTGTTGACCATCCATCAGTGCTGAACGTTATTGTTAATAAAGTTTTGGGTAACGAAACAAATAAAGTAAGGGTTGATAGTATTTTAGAATCATTCTTTGCGGGATGTAGAAAATATGATTTATATGAATTAGCAAAAAAATATTTTACAATACCACCAAATGATTTATTCCAAATACAACAAGCTTTAAGTTCTAAAGACTTGTCAGCAACACAAGTTCAAGCCGCTGTTGATACGGTTAGTAATGTACCACAAGTTGCTTCTAGTAATGGAAGTTCAAGTGGTTCTCAAAATGTATTCAAATCATTTAATCAAATAGGTTTTTATTTTGACAACGACATTCCAAAAGCAATGGGGCAAGATTTTAACCTTTTAGTTAATTCATATCTTTCTCAAAAAGAATATTATAGGGTTAGTAATCCAAGTACTGCTCAACAAACAACTTCATTTTTTAATAATATTGTTAGTTCAAATTATGATAAAGTAAAAGAGTTGGTGATTGAAATTGATAAACAATTAACAAACAATCCTAATGATATTATTACCATAACAATTGATGGTTCTGCATCATCACCGGCAAAAAGTGCATATAATGATGGTTTATCGGCAAGAAGAATTGATTCTGCAATTAATTTCTTCAAAAGTAACCCAACACTACAAAAATGGTTAAATGGAAGTCCTAAACGATTAATCCTTAAAGCTGGTACTGCAAAAGGTGAAAGTGCTGAAGTTTTAAAATATGACGAAAAGACTAAAACATTTTCTCCTAATACTCCTGCGGTTTCTTGTACAGACAATGATAGTGATAGTCAATCACCTACAGATGCGGTTTATACCACAAATGCAATGGCGTGTAGAAGGGCCTACATTTCTGCAGTTCAAACAAAAATGGGTGAACCCCAAGCGGTACCACCACCAAAGAAAACAACAACAACCGCAGGTAATAACATTATAAAAAGTCAAACAACACCAGTTAATGAACCTGTAGTTATACCTAAAGATAATATAAGTAAAAAAGTATTGAGAGCTCTGTTATCTGAATGTGATTATTTTGAAACAATTAAGGCGGAAACACCGATGGTGTTTGATAATTTAAGAGACAAACTTAAATTTTTCCAACCAGCGTTTCACTCTATGACACCTGAAGGATTAAACTCAAGATTAACTTTCTTACAACAGTGTATGAGACCTGGAGATACGATACCGACAATGAAAAATGTGAACGGTGCATTAACTCCTGACTTCAGTAATGCCGTAAATACATCTTTTGGTGCACCACCAGTTTTAATATTAAGAATTGGTGATTTCTATAACACTAAAATTATTCCTCAATCGTTAGGAATAACTTACGAAGAGTTAGACATTAATCCTGAAGGTATTGGTGTTCAACCAATGATTGCCAATGTAACACTTTCATTTAATTTTGTTGGAGGTAGTGGTTTAAAAGAATCTGTTGATAAATTACAAAATGCGTTAACATTTAATTTCTACGCTAATACTGAAATTTATGACAACAGAGCGGATGCAACTGATGATAGTTACAAAGTGTTTGACACTGAATTTTATAAATTAGCATTAAGTAATGTTGCACCACCGACAATAAATCAGGCAACACCTAACAACGGTCAAAGTAATGATAGTACAATTGGTAATATTGAAACAAGTGTAATTACAAAATCAGGCCAAACTGGTACAATTAGTTATGGTACATTCATGACTAAATTTGTTGAAAGTACTCAAACATACTTTACTAACGTTCTTAACAAAAACAAAGAAGTATTCAATCAGTATAACAATGCCATGAGACAACAATGGATGATTGAAAGAAATTATACAACAGGTAAATTTTTAATATCTAAGAGTGATGCCAAACCATTCACTTATTTATTTGGTAAACCAAACAATATTGAAAAAAGAACAGAAGAAATATTTGGTCAACTAATTAAAGATATTAAAGATGGAACCGAAGACTTTGTACAATTTATTTCACATACATCTAAAAATTTCTCTAATAGGGTTATAAACCAAGTTAAAGAAAATTATTCTAACTTTGTTAAAAACAAACAAGGGTCATTCCAAAGTGCCGTTACAAATATTGCTAGCACTATGGTTGGTATCGAACAAAATTATATTTCAACTTTAGCAAGAGTTAATACAGTTACTTATCAATTACCATCTAGACCAAACACAGGTACCGACGGACTTCAACAAAAAAATGGAACTGTTGTATCATATATTATTTCGGCAACAACTTACCCTGGTGCAACCTTAGATTCTTTTGCTGAGTTACAAGAAGATGTTTTAAAAGTAAAAACAAAAATTGATGAGTTTAATGAAATTATTTGGACTGACACAACTTTCCAATATAGTAATGATAAACAAAACTATACGGGTACTTTAGTATTCCAAGTAACTCAAAATGTTCCTTACAAAGGGATTAAAACCGAACAGGTATTCCAACCATTCAGTACTAATCAAAATTATGTAAGTTTAAGTCCTGGTGCCACATTTGATGATTACATTTTTAGAAGAGTGTATATGATTGTATCAAATGATGTTATTGACAACAACAAGTATCAAACATTTAAAACAGCGTTGATTGGTAACATTATAAATAACCCAACATTATTTGGAACGGGTGGAAATACAAATTTAGATGAAGTGTTTGACGCCTATTGGATAAAAATTGCAAAACCTTTATTTGCCGAAGAAAATAGTATAACAGGTGAATTCTTAGGTTATATGGAAAAAAACAAACTTAAAGACTTCTTGGTATTTACTCCATTCCCAGCTAAGAAAAGATTATTCACATTTACTACTGAGGGTGCAAATACACAAGGACAACAATTACTTATCAAAGGATTGGGTGCAACATCAAATCAAAATACAAATAATCAAACATGGGACGATGAAAGTACAAGTGTTACTGATGTCTTTATTTCAAAAGCAAAACTTAACTAATGGCATACCAATATTGGAATAGATATAGTGATTTTTTAATTAATGGTGAACAAACAGTTGTACCATTTGTTCCGGTACCACAAAAGGTTACTGACAAGACTTATATCTATAAAGTTGGTAGAAGTAGATTGGATGTTGTGTCACAAGAGTTTTATGACTCTCCTTATTTTGGTTGGTTAATACTACAGGCAAATCCTGAGTTTGGTGGACTTGAAAATAATATATTCGATGGGGCTGTATTGATTATTCCGTTTCCTCTACTACCTTCATTACAGGACTATAAAGGTGCGTTAGATAATTATTTTTATTATTATGGCAGGTAATTTAACAGGGGATAATAATGGTAATATTTTAGTTGAGTTTGACTATAACAATATCATTGTCGTTGACCCTAACAAAACAATAAAGAACGGAAAAACATATGAAAGATTAGTTGACCATGAAAACTTGGTTATGTTTGCTAATCTTGAAGCCGAACTTTTGCCGAGAACTAAGTTATCTGTTGGAGGTAGCCCTGAAGATAGAAATAGAACACTTTCTATTGCAAAAATGAATTTTCTTAGACCAACAGAAAGAGGAAATTTAACAACGGGATACCTTGATGAGATTACAGGAAAAAATGCAATAAATGGTTTAGGTGATAACCAATTACAAGATGAGGTTATTAATCCTAAAGATGGTACAGAACCTTATCACAAAATAAGTCTTGTTGACCCAGGTCAAACGGCAACTGACAACGGACTATTAGGGATAACAAGTATTTCTGTAAGAACATCAACATCTTTTATACCAAGTGTAAGTATGACACTTGAAGATGTTCAAGGAAGAGCTTTATTCCAATTGGGTAATAACTCCCCATATTCTGCTTTCTTTAATTTACCATATCCACCATTTTATTTAACACTAAAAGGTTATTATGGTCAAGCAATTAGATTACAATTAAATCTATTAAAATTTAATGCTAGGTTTAATACATACAGTGGAAACTATCAAATTGAATTAGAATTTGTTGGGTATAAG